TTTTCGGTTGGAAGGTGTTTTCACCCATAGCACGAACCATTTGTAGTGGAACGTATGGACAATAGAAAATACCAGCATCATAAGGACTTGCACCCTTATAACCAAGTACATAGAAATGACCAGCTGCAGTTGCATAGTATGGATCAACGTAAACTTTCATTCCGTTCATCATTCCAGCATATGTTGACATAGTATCATCTACGTTCAACGCATGACCAGATTCTAACATACCTGCCATTGACATAGCAGAAGCAACGTCAGCAGAACAAATCATAAAGTTACCTTTACCCCGGCGAGTTGAATGACCGATTTCGTTACGATCACGTTCAATTTGATACATCAAACCTTTGAACTTCTCAACAGACCAACGTCCGTTAGAGTCAGTATCAAGATCAAAAGTACCAGCAGTCGTAGTATCAGTCTGAGCACCATCTTTAGCAACGGTGTAGATAGTACGAATAACTTCCCGGTTAATTTCCTGAAGAATTTCAGTTGACAAAATATTTGCCAATTCTGTTTCAGCATCAAGACCATGAATAGCTTTCAAGTCTTGGGCTAATTCAGTTGAGTACTCTGCTTTCAAAGCACGGGATTTTGCAGTTACGGAAGTTTTTTCAATCGTAAATGCCATCTCTGCGAATGCGTTACCACTAGCATCGCCAAGTGCTTCAGCCTGGGCAGTTGTCATACCAGTTCCATATGTCCATGTACCAGCAAACGGATTGTTCGTTCCGTCAGTCGTTACATGAGCATTAGTAGAACCAACATTACCAGCAGCGTTACGTCCTGCAAAGTCCGTATCTGATTCGTCTGCACCAGTTCCAGCAGCACCAAATGCTTCACCACCAGATTGATTTGTGTAATGGGATTTCATTGCGAAAATCAAACCCGTTGGGCCAGTCATTGGTTGAACACCACAAACGTCATAAGCGATCATTTGAGGCATAGAACGTCTAACCAAAGAGATCAGAATAGGATCCCAGTTATCGACATTACCACCAGTAGAGTTTGTTGGTGCAGCTTCTGCCAAGAACTTTTCTTGGTTTTCCAACAAACGCAAGGTAACATCTCTGCGATATGCGTCTTTAATTTCTGGAAGGTCTTTATGCTCCATTACGGGCTGCCACTTCTCAGAAATAGTTTCGGATAAATACATTTTACTACTCCTTGTTGAGTTTTTAATTTAAGTTATATCTCACTTGTCCCATTATTTCTTTTTAGATAAATGTGAAATTGCACTCATAACACTATCCATTCGAGTATCACTTGCTCCATCTACAACAGGATTGTTAGTGCCAGCAGTTTTCTTATTATCTACAACTTCGTCTTTCTTATCTGATTTGAAATAACTATTTTTGATAACATTGAGTTTTTCTGCATACTGTTCATCAGTATCGTAATCAACATCTTCTGTTAGTTCAGCAAATTTTTCAATATCAGTATCAACCATTCCTTCCGAAACGGTCTTAAAAATATGAGTAGCCTTATATTTATTTAATTCTTTCACGGTATCCATGTGCTTCTCGGTTTGTGCGTCTAGTTTTTCTTCGAGTTCTGCAACTTCGACCACTAGACTTTCAAATACATCTTCTTTTTCTTCTGGAACATCAATATAATGTTCTTCAAACAATTTCTTTAAACCTTTGATGAAACTTTCTGTAACTTCGTTGCGTACACCAGTTTCAACTGAAAGTTTATTTTCTTCCATCCATTCTTTTGTTGCATAACTGAGATACTTATCCATATTATCAGTCATTTCTTCCTGCATGGATGCAATTCTTTCGTCTTGCTCTTTCTTATTTTCTTCCCGGATTTGTTTACGAATCTTAGCAATCTTGGATTTTACAGCTGCTTCAAAAATCGTTGCTGCTTTTGTTTTGAATTCTTCAGAAAGTTCTTCACCATCAATCAATGCTGCAACATCTTCGTCAACATTAACTTCGATTTCTTCCTTCTTAGATTCCATTTCATCCTCTTCATCATCATCATATCCTTCTTCCTTCTTAGATTTCTTAGATTCTTTTTTAGATTTTTTAGATTCCATTTCTTCTTCTTCATCTTCATGGTCATGGTCTTTATCGCCCATTTCCTTTACAGATTTTTTAGATTCCATTTCTTCTTCATCTTCATGGTCATGGTCTTTTTCCATTTCTTTTACGGCTTTTTTCTTAGATCCTTCTTCAATTTCTTTTTCAATTTTCGCATCTTCCATCATTTCAGCTTCTTCTTCAACTTGTCCATTTTCTTCAGCTTTTTTATTAGCCATTATACTACTCCTTTAAATATATTTAAATGTACTATAGTATTTATAAGATTAGAGATTTCCAAGAAATTCCTTAAACAACTCAATCTTCTTTTGTTCTAATCTTGATTTTACGGTATTTTTTATTTCATTTTTAATGTCATATTCAATTTCTCCCGTTAAACTAAACTCTTTCCCCTCCATGATACCATTAACAAATGCGTCAGGAGCACTAGGATCAGCAACAATATCAACCGTGGATAAAACGAAATCATCTTGCACTTCATTTACACCAGCCTTATTTGTTTTTATTGAACCAAGACCTCTTGAACTAACACCTAAACGAACACCAGACTCAAGAAGATTTTTTACAATCTTTCCATTTGGTGTATCAATAACTTTTGCTTTTCCGATGAAATTTTTTCCATCTTCGTACAATTCTGTAATGATATGAGAAACACGATCAAGATTAACAGTTGGACCCATCGGGTGTCCAAGTTCTCCTAATGCTCTATCTTGTTTTACAAATCTCTCATTAAATGCTCTTACTTGTTTTTTGAGAACCGAAAAAGGATAGACTCTGCCATTCTGATTTTTAATCTCAGATTGCATGAAAATTCCTTTGATGTATTGTTCTTTGTTTTTCCCTTCAACAATATATTCAATTTCGTTTGAATGTTCTGTTATTAATTTCATCTAGTCATCTCCTTTTAACTTTTTCATTCTTTCTGCTTCTTTCTTTTTAATCTTAGGTAAAATTTTCTTTGCTATTTTTTTAATTACACCTTTTTTCTTATCTAACTTTTTTTCCAATGATGCTCTACCACCAAAATTTAAATCTGATTTAGATTTACCACCTAAAAGTTTTTTAGCGATCATATCTCTTGCAGTTTTTTGAGCACGTTTTTTAAGTTTCTCTGGACTTGCCTTTTTCTTCATAGCAATTTTACGTTTTCTAGCTATGATCTTTCCTTTTGCCTTCATCATCTGTTTACGTTTTGCTCGTGCCTTTAAAGACAATGCTTCATTTTCAACTTCCTTTGAATCCTCGTCCTCTTCTTCAACATTTGTTTTTGCTAATATTTTTTTAAGATAAAGTTTTCTTTTATCACCACCAGTACATCTGCGTCTTGTACCATTACCTTTATACCATTCGTCTACTTTATCCACTTACTTTTCCTTTTTTGTTGTTTCTTTTTTTGCAGGTTGTGTTTCAACTTTTACTGGTTCTTTTTGTGCAATTGCAACATATTTAAATGCGTTTTTAAAATCATCAATTGCTGCGTATGCTTTATCTTTCATCAAATTAGCAAACTCAACATTTGCCCGAGAAAATTTTCTATCTAAAACATTTTGTATAATATTAGCCTTCAATTCATCACTCATTGTTATTCCTTTCGTTTAATATAAAAGAGTCATCATTTATTCTTTCTCTCAATACATCTTCATCAATCTTGTACATGATAGAGGCTTCTAAAATTGATTTATTAATTCTTTCAATACCATGTTTGTCAGTTAATTTAAAAGCATATTCAATTGCCTCATCAATTTTTTTTACATCATTTGATGGTGCAATTTTATTTTTATAATTTTTTAAAAAACTAGAATTCATAATTAAGGTCCTTGGAAGTCTAAGAGATCAGGATTAATTTCTGCGTCATCAGGATCTTCACCCGTTTCCCTTTTAATTTCTTTATCAAGTTGTTTAATTTCTTCATCTGTTTGTCGTAGAAGATTTTTTCTAACCCATTCATTAGAGAAATATTTTCCAATGTATTCGTCTAATTGTGAAAGAACTTCTAGACGTTCTCTTAAAATTTCATTATCTTTTAATTCTACATAATGCGAATCTTGAGTCCAAACATATTCTATAGTGTCTTTAATGTCAAACCAATCTTCCTCTTTAATAATGCCTTTAAGTAGAAGTTGTATTCTTAATATGTCTGTAAATAATGCAGAAAATCTTTGTCTTAATCTGGTAATGAATTTTGCAAATTTAATTTCATCTCTATTAATTTCAGAGGTTCTACCAAGATTAAATGCAGTTTGTTCAGTTCCTTCAATTCTTGAAATAGGAATGTTAAGAGACTGATAAAGTTTCTTTCTAAAATATTCTATATCTTCGATTTCGCCTAATGCTTGACCACCCGGTAACGTGGAAATTTCTGTACCTCTTCCACCTTCCCGTCTTGGCAACCAAAAATCTTCCAACATCGACATTTGTTTCTTTTGATCTTCAACTTCACCAGTAGTTGCATTGTATACAACTTTTTGTTTATATTTGTCCATAACAGAACGCAAATATTGTTCTGCTTTTAATTTTGGTAAATTACCAACATCAATATAAAATATTCGTCTTTCGGGTGCTCTTGCTAAACGATATATAACAAGTGAATCTTCAATCATCCTCAACTGATTATAAGGTTTGATTGCTTTATAAAGATAACCAATTACTACTTGTTTTTCTGTATCAATCATTCCAGAATGAACATAAGAAATAGAATCTGGTGAAACTTTTATTTCTTCCGTATGTTTACCATGTGGAAATAACTGCCCTGATGCTTGGTCTGGTTTATATAAAAAATATTCTTCTATATCATCCGTGTATTCTACATTCGTAACAGGATCTTTTGTTCTTTTTATTTCTCTTACTTTTTTAATATCAAGTGCATCAACTGGTATTAAACCTTTGATTCCTTCTTTTGGTTTTTCTGGATCAATTATAATGTGATGATATATCTTACCATCAATGTACCATTTTCTAAATGTATCATAACCATCTTTATTAAAATCCAAAAGTTTAATTATTGTTTTAAATTCATCAATAATTTTTTTCTTGATATTTGCACTTTGTTGTAAAGTATCTAATGTTAATGATACTGTAGTGTTACCAACATTTCCACCTTCATTCAAAACTGCTTCATTAACAACATCTGTGATTGCAAGATCGACTTCTTGAGTCATAGACATCTCACGATATTTTTGTATAAGGATATTTTCATCCTTTGCATCAATATCTGTATTTAAATATGTTCCTACAAAACCACCACCTTCAACATAAGTGATAGCACCATCATCATTCTCTGGTGTTACAAATGTTTTTTGTGTAGTTTTCTTTGAAACTGTAAAACCAAATAAGTCGAAAGCCATATTTTTATCCTTTATTCATTATGAAAATTAAGGGGGAGAAAACTCCCCCTTATCAAAAATTAAGTTCCTAAACTAATATTTACTCCACCAATACTAGCATTAACATTAAAGTCAACATTAAGACCAGAACCACTAGGATTAATTGCATTACTTGAAGAACTTCTCCAATTATTAATTGCAAATGTTACAGCAAACTCTTGCGGTGTATCATTAGTACCCATGTCTAATTCAAGGGCAGCCAGGTTAGTAGGAAATATATCTTCAACAACATAGGTCGCAATCGTTCTACCATCACGGCCTAGTTGACGTACCGTACCTGTACCATATACACTTGTTGCACTTACATTTCTAACTGGAAAAGTATGATCTTGAATACCATCCATCCATCTTTCAAAGAATGATCTATTCTGCCAATTAGGATCGTTCAAAATTGTTACTGTCCAATCCTCATAAGTTCGATCACCCGGGACTTTTAAGATTCGACCACGATAATTAACATCCATAGGTCCGATAACAGAAGATGGAATGCTAGTAGCCTTACCTAAAAATTCAAGATCCGTTCCACCGAAAAATGGTGCGGTAATATTGACACGAAATTGATTCGGTCTCACACCACCTTGAAAATTATTTTTAAAATTTGAGATACTTGACATTTTTTATTACTCCTTTATGTTTGTATATATTTATAATACTTATCCACCAATTTCTGTAAAAGATACATCAGTTCGTGCGGCAATAAAGTTCAACTGAATAAAGTTAATTGACCTTGCTGGTTTGATATAGATATCACCAACAAAATTATTTGTATCAATAACTTGTCCAGTATTATTAGAACTATCACAAACTACTTTAAAGTCTGTAATACCACGCCGTCCTTGTACCTCTCTCAAGAAAGGAGAAACAATATTTACAAATTGTGCTCTTGTAAACTCATCATTAAACTCAAACAATAATGCTTTGGCAGCAATCGAAATTGCTTTTTCCAAAACAATAAACAATCTTCGTACATTGATTCGATCAAACGCACTTGGAAGTAGTTGCATTGTTTTATCACCAAAGAGTAAAACTCCTGCTCCTGTTTGTGTGATAAAAGGATTAATGCTTGATTGATATAAAGTATCACGGTCTGCCTTAGTTGGTTCCCATGAAAGTTTTACAATATTCTTACAGGCACCTCTGTTATAACCTGCAGGTGACCACCATGCGTCATTGGTAAAATCTGTCCGTGCAAGCATACCACCAACATCACCGTTTAGTGGAACATAACGGAAAACGTCATTGTATCGGTCGTATTGATATTTCCATGCAGAGTCCATGATTCCATAACTAGATGCAACTGTTTTGTCTGTAACTACTTTTGCTGCTTGACCAGTAGTTCTTACAACGGAACTACTATGAGGTGAATAACAACCAACGCAGTCTTTACGAACTTCGGCAATATTTTGTATCATATGAGCACCGACTGTTCTTGCATCTGCTGCTGCAGTTATTCCAGAAGAACCACCTGCCATTAAAATACTAACGTCAACCACTTCCGGATTTGCAAGTTTATCTAAAGCTGCTGTATATTCAGCAGCACTAAGTTCTGCACTAGCAACTCCACCAGTTAATGAACCACCTGGGAATCTACTTAATTCAGTTCCACTATTCAACCTATTAAATGTTGCACTAGCAGTACCAGCACCAGCATGTGTATTACTATCAGACGTACCTGCTGTTAATTGTCCAACAGCACCCAACCAAATATATTTTGATTCGTTACGCAAAACATCTAAAACATAATTGGTAGAACCATCAATACGTTTTGCATCTGTTGCTTTACTTACACTTTCAAATCTTTCCAAGATTTCATTATTTACACCAGTAAATAAACCATCTTCGTCACATACGATGATGTGCATTTCATCAAGTGAACCACCTCTATCGGAGGCATATTTTGATGTTGAAGGTGCTCGATCAAAGTTGTTCTTGAACAAAGTTTGGATTGCAGTTGCTGGAGCTCCCATGCCTGTTGCAGTCCAACCAAATCCATCAATAGCATATGCTTTAAGACTATTCCCTATGCTACCTGGGTATTTTCCTACGAATAGTTGATCCGTGAATGATTTTCCTTCGTAATCATCATCATTCAATACGTCAAGTGCTGTACCAGCATCAGTATCACCAACTACTGCATTGGTTGCTGCTGATGATACATTTCTTACAACTAGTAAATTATTCGAGTATGCAAGATAGTTTGATGCTGTCAAGACATCTCGAAAAGTTAATGTGTCTGGTTTTCCAAAAGTTTCTATTAAGTCGTTTTCTGTCGTGATGGATATTCTTTCTAAAACTGGCCCCCATTGATAATTGCCAGCAATCCCACCAATACTAGTAGCGACGTTTGGAACAACGGTAGTTAAATCTCTCTCTGTTGTTACAATACCTGGGCTTACTTGAAATGGCATTTTAAATCTCCTTTACAATTAATTACATTTTTTATATTGATATATTTTTTCATCAATCACATAATGTATTTTAAGAAACTGTTTCCCACCTCGTCCCATCTGAATCAATCTCATAATCTTTATTATCTAGGCCGTCATCAATAATACCAAAGGGTGTCGTCATATCTTCCAATTGTGTTAATTGGTTTTTATATAAATTATCTCTTATGTTTTGATTACTTAAATCTTTAAAATATTGTTGATCTACCAACCAAGCAAACAACACCATTGTAATTACTAAATCATCATGCGAACCTTCTTCGCCTGCATAGGACTCACCAATAGAAACAAATGTTGTTAGTTCTGATATAATATCATAGTCGTTGAATAAAAGTTTATTTTCTTCTATTAGTGATTTTAAATTTGAACAACCAATTTTTTTCATAGCCTTAGTTGTTCTAACACCAAAACAAGATTCTCTTTTTGCACCACTACTTAATTGCTGTCCGTGTCTACCATACCACGAGGTTGAATATAAATTTTCATATTCTAAATCATGGTGTAAAACATCAGCAACTTGTGAACCAATATCATTTATCTCTACTAAAATATAAGCATAATTATACCTTCTTCCTATAGTATTTATAATATTGGGAAAGTGTAGGGGTGCAACCATGTTATCACGATATTTTGCAACTATTTTATACGGAATTTCTGTAATATCAAAAACTGAAAAAGCAGAATAATCGTTTCCTTGTCCTCTTGCCACATCAACCGTTATAGTATAAGTACGATCTTTTTTGGGTTCCTCAAAAACATCTAAATTCTCTCTAGAAAATAATGGAGCATTGTAAGACATTTCTTGCAATCTTTCCGTAGAAATTAGAGTGTTTGTAGAACCTAAAAACTCTGCTTCATACTCTTGCCTAAAAGCATCGTCACCAATAGTACTTACAATTTTGTCATGCCAGTCTTGATCTCTCCCAGGAACATTAGACCAATGAACTTTAAATGGATAAAAAGAATTGTTTCCATTTTCTGCATCATTCCAAAACTTATAAAATAAATTAAATCCATTTGGAGTAGATACTATAATAACTTTTGTTTCTTTACCAGATGAAATTGTCGGATAGACCGAACGGATAAATTCATTTGCAATATGTCTTTGAACGTGTGCAAACTCATCTAACAAAATACAAGAAAAAGAAAATCCACGAATCGCACTTGAAGAAGTGGAAGAAGCAATAACTTTACTTCCATTCTCAAGTTCTAATGAACCTTTGTTCCATTCTTTTAAACCTTGTTGAAGAAATTTGGGGAGATGTTGGTAGGATGTTTGAACTCGACTAAGAATTTCACGGGCAGTTATTGCTTTGTTTGCAAGAATGCCAACTGTTTTTTCTGTATTAAAAAGAATGTAATGTAAAACCCAACCAATAGTCGTAGTTGTTTTACCAACCTGCCTACCAGTTTTTACAATGACATTCCTATTTTTAGTTATAGCACCAACTAAATCTTTTTGAAAATCATACAGTTTAAAAGGAATTAAACCTTCATCAACATGAACAATTTTGACATAGTTTTCCAAAAAGTAAACCGGATCGTTACTACACTTAATGTATTCCTCGATTTCTTTTTTTGTGAATTTATGTTTTACATCTAAACCTTTAAGAAGGCTATTTCCTAAATAGTTTGCTGGCATATCATTTTTTCTTTTTCATATCAAGAAGTTTTTGAAGTTCTGTTGTACTACCAATGAAAAGATTGTTTTCATTCTTTGTGGGTTTGTTTGTTCCTTCAACTTCTTTTTTGGTTTTTTGTAATATCAAAAGTTCTTTCGTTGTTGCAGCCAATGAATTTATAAGTTGTGTTGCGACCTCGAATGCTCTTGGTGCCTCACCCTCTTTTGCAATAGATAAAAGTTCCTCAAGTGCAGTATTACCTTTTTCAATAAGATTATGATATTGATCTCTTGAAAAATCATAATCATTTGTCAAGTCAGTAGTATTGGTTTCTACTGCTGGTGCTTTTTCTACTTTATCCTCAGACACATCAATGACATCTCTATTTATTTCACTACCAGCAATATCTAATATGTCGTTTAATTTTTGTACAGTTTCTTTTTTCATATATCTTTTCATAAATTATAAAATTGTTTTCGTAGTAGTAAATGTATGAGGATCATCAGCATCAGCAGTAGTCGGATTTGGTTTAGTATCAACATTAACTAATTTTTCATCTATATCATTAAAAGAAGTTCCTGCATTAACATCAACCTCACGAATGATGCCTTGATCGGATGTTGGCCCATAAATAAAACCTTGTACTGTGAAAGATAAAGTATGAATCAATGCCCGTCTTGTAATATAATCACCTTCATATGTATCTTCCGTTGACATACTATTTAATATAACTGGTATATCTCTTTTAATTCCAAGTGTTTTCATTTCATTTAGTGTGACATGAAACTCAGGAGTAAAGTATGGTAAAATTTGTTCAAGTATTTGTGCTCCATCATCACTAGACCTAACCATAATTGCAAGATCA